GCCCCTGTCGGCAAAGCGATCGTGACGCCCGGACCGTTCACACCTATGTAATAATCGGTTGCAAGGGGTGTATACGACGATGCGACCCCGGTGACAATCGGTACGAGACTTGGCCAATTCGGCGCCGGTCCCGTCGACCGCGTGAAGCTCATCTCTACTTTTAGGCCAGACTAAAAACCTAACCTTCTTGGAGCGTGTAGAGTGTCCGGCCGTCACCTTTCGCGACACTGAACAGGTTATACGAGAGGGCGTACACGCGTATGGTGAGTGCCGATGCGTGCGGCGCCAATTCCAGTGTGTGTTGCTGGCGGGTGATGTTCGTCATGTTGAGTTCGCCGGTCGGCGTGTCGTTTTCGGGCTCGAGCGCAAACGAATACATATAGTACCGACCTTCCGGTACGCGCGTATGACACTGGAGGCCCTGGACGACCCGGAGGTACTGGGCCGTGGCGTAATCTGGTGTGATACGATCTTGGCCGTTCAGGGTCAGGCGCAGATTCACGAGTTGGTCCGTCGCGCCATAGTCATACACGTTCGAGGCTGCGTCGCTCTGAATCACCCAAAACAGTTCTTTGACGTCGTTCACAAAGGATGTCAAAAGTTGGACACGCGTTTGCTGAGCCGGAACTCTGTACAACATTCTTTGAAAACTTTGGGTCGTGTAGACAAGTTCGCGGCTGCGCATATACTCGCGCTCGGCCTCGGTCACATAGACATAGTCGACAAAGAGATCAACCTGGATCGGTTTCGTGTACAAGGCCGTCGTAAAGTACGACGAAGGTTTGAACACGACGCGCAACTTGGGTGGTTCGTCGAGGGCACAGAGCGGTAAGCCCTTCTTGAGGATCGAAAATACGAGCGGAATGTGATACGACGCGAGATTACTCGTCCGGGCCGTTCCGACCATACTGGTCAAGGCGGACTGCTTTCCTTCCGTGACGGTGAGATCACCGAGCATATACAAATTTTCGCCGTAGATCCGTTCGACGAGCTGGTCCTTGTACAAAAGCTCGATCCGGTCAATCATAGCCGTACCGGCCGACGGCTGAACTGTCGTCGGGGCGTCCGCCGGCCACATGACCCGAAGATACATCGTCCGGGCCAGATCACCCGCCTTGGCGATCCAGACTGTTATGTCTTCGCCCCACTGTACATTTTTGGGAAATTGTAGACGGATTGTCTGTTCGGCAAATTGGGCCGGTGGCGACTCCATTACTACTTACAGTGCAGAATTAAAAAGGAGTCCGCCGAGCCCATTCTGATTCGTCAGAACATTGAATATTTTGGCGTAGACTCGTACGGTCAGGTCTGTCACCGGAGCACTGGCCAATGTCACCTCGAGCATCGGGGTCGCTATGCGTGAAAAGTTGACCGTACCGGACGGCGTGAGTTTTTCGGGCTCGATCGCAAAACTGTACGTACAGACGTTCGACGACGAAGGCATGGCGGTATGGTTTTCGAACGCCCGGATTGTGCGCGTGGTCACCTGATCGTCGTCGACGATAACTTCACCGTTGAACAGAAGGCGAAGTCTGGCCACCGTTCCGGGACTGTCTACGGTGACCCAAAATTCACGAACCGGTCCTTGAAACCTGAGTTGGAACTGATCTTGTTTCCGGCCGGTCCGCATGGTAAACTCATTGAGATCCGTCTGACCGTAGAGCATTTTGGGCATCACAGGTGGTTTTTCGTACTTTTCGTACTTGAGAATGAGTGACGAACTGAGTGTCGGTGTCATGACCAACGGATCAAATTGAACAAAGTCTGTGAAAGTATCATCCTGGCCGCCATATATCTCACTGATATAAACATACCTCGAGCCGACGACCGATGTAACGTAAGATGCAGTCGGTATATATGGCGGTGGTTGACCGTTATCTGTGCGACCGGAAAATGCAATTGTATCTACCGTCGTACCATATGACGTTTTCGCTTTACCAGTTCCGTCGAATATTATCCAGTCTGTGACTGTTTTTGTCACTGTATCGAATCGAAGAATTGTCATAAAAGATATAACTTTTCCGCCTGAAAAGTTTGTACCGGTCGTATAATATACCGATCTTCCATCGAACGAATTCGGTACGAAGAACGTTCCATTACTAATGGACGCCGCGGGTAAACCTGTATATAAATAATTGGAATAAGCGGCAGGCGCCGAAATACTTTTGGTACTGTCGTACCAAGGAATTCTTAGACCACTTGTGTCATTCAGTGCCGCAAAATATATGTTCCGGCCGTCGGTTGTATTCGGTACCCATCCAAAGAATGTAGGAGGATACGTAAGAGTTGCAACATTAAAATATGTATAAGACGTCTGGTCAAGAAAATTCTGCGTATCAACCTTGTACAGATACGGACTTTCGGAAGAATAAATATATCGTCCGTCGGAGGTTGGATATATTTCAGGATAATATCCGATGTTATGTCCGGTTATGTCGTACCACGGCTTTGGTGCACCTGTACCCGGATATGATAGATAGTCGTACGAAGAACTACTCGTAAACGGTTTCGTAGAATCGTACCTGACCCATATTGTCGTTCTCTTCTGTTGATAGTCGTCGGGTGTTGAAATTTGTGAACTATAGTTAATGTTTGAGGTCACTGAAACATTGGACAGAATTTTAACCTGTCCAACGATGCTTACATTTTTTGTAACACCACCCCCGTACGAAGGTGAAAAAGTATAAACTGTATTTATAAATGCCGCATTATCACTCGCTATTAACTGTGTCGTAGCGATATTATATACATTAAATGTCATGACAATATTCGAAGTCAGTACACCCAATTGAGGTGTCGCGGACCATAGTGACATGGAATTACTGCCGATCGTAAGCATTTGAACATTAAGGGATGTGTACAGATACCGGGCATCGGCCGCAAAACCTATTCTGTACATCTTATTGGGGAACGGATTATGATAAAGACCGTTTAAAAATTGAGGCCCGACGGTGGCAACAGCCGTACCGGCAATCATATCATCTATGGGTACACGAATAATATCATCGGAATCGGAAGTATAATAGATCGAACCTCCTACAATGAATGGCCTAGTATTTGTAGTACGGGCGGTGTCTGTCCATGATGTCCATGATGACGCAAGTCCTACAGGTTTTGTCGTATCGTAGAACCAGAATGTATAACGTGCATAAAAATTATCCATCACGTAGATAATATAATTTTTATATGCAAGTGTTGCAAAAACGCGATAGTTCGCCGGTATACCGAGTAGGGTCTTGTATTGTGTATTGACGTACGACGTACCATCCGTCAGACTATTTGTCGTGATGGGCGCCGTTGGTAAATTTGCAAACTTTTCGTACTCGAGGTCGACTCGTACGTCGTTCCGGTACATTTGTGTCACTGGGAGTGTGTCCATGTTGAATGTCAGCCGAGTATAGTATTCGCGCGGGGCGTAAACACCGGCCGGATCATTTTTGCCCTCCAGAATTGTCAAGGCGGCTTGGTTTTCGTACGGCACAGAGAGATCGTCTTCGATGATAAGTCGTTCGCTCGTCAGACGATCGATGGTCTGGCCGCCGATCGAAAGAGTCGCGCTTTTTATGAGCCGACACGCAACCGAATCTTTGTACGAAAACCCGGTCGTAGGCGGTGGCGTAAACCCACGAATCCAACCAGTCTGTACGAGTGTCAAAGGCGCCACAAGTGTATTTGATGTGAGCCGGTATCCTTTGTAGCCGGCCGGTGTGACGAAATCAAACGTCCGTGGGTCGAACCCCCAAAAAACACCACTCGAATCGTTTTTGAAAAATATATTTGAATACGCGCTTGAAGAAAACACAAACTTGTTCACGGTGGAGTCGTACGCGACATTCATCGTATAGCCGGTAAAATTTGTCGCCCAGAAATTGAGGTACTGGGTGTTAAAGTAGCCGACAAAATCACCCGGTGCGATCGCAAGCGTATCCGTACTCACAAAGACTTGTCCGTCAACTTGGTCTGTGTACAAAGGATAGACGTATCCCGGGCCGAGCGGCGTGTACAGTTCAGGGAGCGTAGACCGGACCGTGATACGCCGGACTACGTCACCTTTGGGCGGCAGGCGCGCCGATACCGTTCCGCCAAATTCGGGCCGCGACCGGTCGAACGGAATCTCGATCGATTCGGCGAGATACGTCTCGTGGGTTTCGTACGTGCGCGAAAAAAGGGTATACTCTGGGTCTCGGGTGAATGTGCCACCGGCTTCAATTTGAATCTGAGCACCAGACATGCTGGGTACTTCCTACCAGGTGACGCGTTTTTTGTTCTGGCCAATTTTAGGCACCTTATACTAGATGTCAAGCTTACAGCTTCGTAAGTTTGATCCGAGTCGGATCGCAGACGACAAGGTGTGTGTGTTCATAGGCAAACGCGGAACCGGTAAATCGACACTGGTGACCGATATCATGTATCACAAGAGACACATTCCGGTCGGCATCGTCATGTCCGGTACCGAGGACGGAAACCACTACTATAAACAGTTTGTACCTGACCTGTTCATCTACGGTGACTATAACCGCGACGCGATCGAAAAGGTTCTGGAACGCCAGCGACGCCTGGTGGGCGCTGGCGGTAAATCAGGTGCTTTTTTGCTTATGGACGATTGTATGTACGATAAGGCGTTCATGAAAGACACGTGCATCAGACAATGTTTCATGAACGGGCGTCATTGGAAGATATTTTTTGCACTGACGATGCAGTACTGTATGGACCTGAGTCCTGACCTGCGTGCCAATGTCGATTACGTTTTTGTGATGCGCGAAAATGTGATCCAGAATCGCGAACGTCTTTATAAATCATTCTTTGGTGTTTTTCCGACATTCGATATGTTTTGCCAGGTTATGAATGCGTGCACCGAGAACTACGAGTGTCTCGTCCTGGATAATAC